TTAAAGAAAGAAAAGTCGAAGAGGTAATTCGGTCAGAAAAACCTTTGAAAGAAGATGTTGTAGATCAATTGAGATCTGTTGTAAAAAAGAAAAAAGAATCAGAAATTAAGTTTAAAAGTGGTACATCGGTTCCGATTGACCCCGAATCCGCAAAAACTATTCTGAAAACCTTTGACACACTAAATAGTTCTAACAAGAAAAAAATGCAAGATAACATGAACAAAGATACAAAATCTTTCTTAAAAATCTTGGATTTTGCATTCAGTAACGCAAAATAGGATAGACAAATGAAACTTATATGCGAATTACAAGAATCTGTAGAGTATGAATTAATTGAAGAAGGTGCTAAACCTAAACAGTACTTCATTGAAGGTATCTTCATGCAGTCTGAAAAGAAGAATAAAAATGGTAGAGTATATCCTTTAGATGTTCTTGAAAATGAAGTAAAAAGATATGTCAACGAATATGTTACACCAAAACGTGCATTTGGAGAACTTGGACACCCTGACGGCCCGACAGTTAATTTAGATCGTGCATCACATATGATTACTTCCTTAGTTAAAGAAGGTAAGAATTTTGTTGGGCGTGCAAAAGTTTTAAATACACCAAATGGACAAATTGTTAAGTGTTTGATTGATGAGGGTGCAAGACTAGGTGTTTCTTCAAGGGGAATGGGAACATTAAAACCAGATGCAAAGAACTCTCAGATTGTACAAAAAGATTTTTATCTTGCAACCGCAGCAGATATTGTTGCAGATCCATCTGCTCCTAATGCTTTCGTAGAAGGTATTATGGAAGGAAGAGAATGGATTTGGGATAATGGACTTTTGCGTGAACAAGATATAGAACGGGCAAAGAATAATATTCTAAAAGCCACTTCCAAAAAACTTGAGGAAGTAAAAATAAACGAGTTTAAAAATTTATTATCAAAGTTGTGATATTATAAATATTACTACAGTAAACGAAATATACCATTAACTATTAGGAGTATCAAGTTCTATGGAAAATACAACTCAAGAAGAAATTCTGGAAGAAACTGAGCAAGAAGGACTTGTTGAAGCTCCAGAACAAATTGAAGAAGACAAAGAAGAAATTGTTGCAGAAGCACCCAAAGCAAAAGTCAAAGAAGATGATGACGAAGATGGTGACGAAGATGACGAAAAAGATGATGATGACGAAGAAGAGGAAGATGAACAGGTAAAGAAAGAGGAAGTTAAAGTTCCTTCTACTAAATCTGCTATGATCAAAGCCCTTTTCGATAAAGTCAATGGTCTGAAGAAAGAAGAAGTTTCTGCGAAATGGAAAAATCTTATGGATGTTGCAGAAGCAGAAGATTTGGGCGGAGAAACAGTAGATGATGCAACACCAGTAGGTGATACAGGTAAAATTGGTAAAAAGAAAAAGAAAATTAAAATTTCCATGCCTGAAATCAATGTTAAAGAAGATATCGATGCATTGGTTGAAGGTGAAGAACTTTCAGAAGAGTTTAAAACTAAGGCTTCTACTATTTTTGAAGCGGCAGTTCATCAGAAAGTAATGGAAATTGCAACTGTAAAGATTGACGATCTCGAAAAAGAGTATCAAACCAATCTTCAAGAAGAGATTGTTTCATTCCGTGACGAATTGACTGAAAAAGTCGATGGTTATCTCAACTACGTAGTTGAAGAGTGGATGAAAGAGAACGAACTTGCACTCGATAGTTCATTGAAAAGCGAACTTACTGAAGAGTTCATAGGCGGACTTAAAAATCTCTTTACTGAACATTATATCGAAGTTCCAGACGAAAAAGTTGACATCGTTGAAAGCCTTTACGACAAGGTTGAAGAACTTGAAGGAAAATTGAACTCTCAAATCGATGATAACGTTCAAGTTACAAGTGAACTTAACGAATATCGTAAGGACAAGATCTTAGAAGAAGTTTGCGAAGACCTTGCAGACACACAATCTGAAAAGATGAAAACTCTCGTAGAGGGTGTTTCTTACGAAAATGATGCAGATGATTTTGAGAATAAAGTTAAGACAATTAAGGAAAGTTATTTCCCTAATCAAACAAAACAGGATGAAAATGTTGAACAAGAAAGTGATGGATCATCTGATGGAGAAGAAGTTTCTGACCCTAAGTTGAATAACATCATGGAAGCATATAGTAAAGCTATTGCTCGTAATTAATAATTTTTAAATATTTTTTAACAATATAAGGAGTTTAAAAAATGCAACTCTCAGAAACAATTAATAAAAAGTGGGCTCCAGTTCTGGATCATCCAGATCTTCCTAAGATCAGTGATCCATATCGTAGAGCAGTCACTGCTTTATGTCTTGAAAATACTGAATCTCAGTATGCTCAAGATCAACAAGGTAGTGGACTCTTAACGGAGGCAGCCCCTACTACTATTATGGGATTAACATCTACTAACCCATCTTTGGGTGGTGTAGCTGGTGGTTCTGTTCAAGTTAGTGCCGATTTTGCAGATCCAGTTTTGATCTCAATGGTTCGGCGTGCAATGCCTCAACTCGTAGCATACGATGTTTGTGGTGTTCAACCTATGTCCGGCCCAACTGGATTGATTTTCGCACTCAAGAGTCGTGTCAATTCAATGTCGGGTGCAGAAATGCCAGGAGTCAATGCTGATTCCGTTGCAAGTGAATCTGGTACGCCAGGACACGCATCGGGTGACGTAGTTAAAACGCCTGGTCTTTTGATCACGGCAGCTGATGGTACTGCACAAACTGGTAACGAATTCTCCGCATCAAGTGCTCTGGAAACAGACGGTGGTGAGGGAGATATTGCTGGTGAAATGTCCTTCTCGATTGAGAAGATTTCAATCGCCGCTGGTACACGTGCCCTGAAAGGTTCCTATTCAATGGAACTCGCACAGGATTTACGTGCAGTTCATGGTCTGGATGCAGAAGCAGAACTTGCTAACATTCTGTCTATGGAAATTCTTGCAGAGATAAACCGAGAAGTAATTCGTAAGATTTACATCAACGCTGCTGCAGGTGCTCAAATTGGTACAACTACTGCTGGTCTGTTTGACCTTGATACCGATTCCAATGGTCGTTGGATGGTTGAGAAATTCAAAGGTCTGATGATGCAGATTGAAAAAGATGCAAACCAGATTGGTAAAGACACACGAAGAGGAAAAGGAAACATTCTGATGACTTCATCTGATGTTGCCTCTGCCCTTCAGATGGCAGGTATTTTGGATTATGCTCCTGCAATGAGCACAGATCTGAATACAGATACTTCGTCTTCAACTTTTGCCGGAGTTCTTAACGGACGCTATAAAGTATATGTTGATCCATATGCTGATGCGAATGCACAAGAATTTTATTGTGTAGGTTACAAAGGTGATTCACCGATGGATGCTGGTATATTCTATTGCCCATACGTTCCGTTGCAAATGGTTCGTGCGGTTGATAGTTCTAGTTTTCAACCACAGATTGCTTTCAAAACACGTTATGGTCTAGTTGCAAACCCATTTGCAGAAAATGCAAGTGCTTCAACTGGTCGTATGACAGGTGTTCTTGGAACTAATCCTCACCTGAATGTATATTACAGAAAAGCTGCAATTACCAACTTGATGTAATTCTTGACCTACATATAGTAGGATTTCAGAAAGGGAGTAGAGAAATCTGCTCCCTTTTTTTGTTTGTAGTGATAATTTTCCAGTGAGGCCGCAATGATCATAGTGATAGGAAATGGTCAATCAAAATCTGTTTCAGATTTCAATCTTTTCAAAAAACATACAACATATGGTTGTGATTTACTTTATCGCAAATTCGTACCAAACCATTTAATTTGTCAAGATATCGATGCACAATTAGAATTAATAACTAATGATTTAACGAAAAAATACAAGTGTTATTTTAGGGGGTTTGATTTAATTCCAAGTATGCACTATGACACGCTTAAACAGACAACCGATAAAAAATATAAAATCGGAGAGAATCAACCAAAAACAGACCATTTTATTCAATTTGCACATGAAGGTGTTATGTATTTTATTTGGATTGATCCATCTGATCCAACTGAAAATATTGCCTGGTGGTCAGATACTACATTTGAAGATTGGGTTTCTGATACAGTTGCACTCCGTTTGGCTGCTCAACAAAATCCTAGTGAAACATTTTTTTATTGTGTGGGATTTGATTATTATCATGATCAAACAAAAGATGGTATATATCTTGGGTCTTCCATTACCGAATTTCATGATGAAAAACAAGATTCTTGGATTGGTCAACACAAACACATCGAAGAAGAATACCCAAATTCTAAATTTATTTTTGTTGGAAAAGACATGGATTATGGTGAGTTTGAAAATCTGTTGAATAAATAGTATAGAAGGACTAAAAAGGAAATCATGGCCGCATCAGATACAGTACCAGACAATTTAAATTATCTTTCAAATATCAGTTTTCGACTGACAATGCAAGATGCACCAAATATAACTTGGTTTTGTCAGGCAGTAAATGTGCCTGGTGTATCAATTGAAGGAATCGATATAACTACACCACACGCAACCATCCCTTTTGCCGGAAATAAAGTTTCGTTTGAAGAGTTGTCTGTCAGGTTTATTGTTGATGAACATATGAAAAATTGGACAGAAATTTATGATAGGATTATTGCAACTGGTTTGACAGAAGGACATGAAAAATATAGACTTCTCAAGGATTCAAATTCAATCAATCCAAGAGGCGGAGTAGTTTCAACTGTTGTACTTACTGTTCTAACAAGTGCAATGAATCCCCAAATGGAATTTCATTTTTACGATGCGTTTCCAATTTCTCTTTCTGCACTTGATTTCGATAGTGCAAATACTGATTTAGAATATTTTACTGCTACCGCAGGATTTCGTTATACAAATTATGAAATAAAGAATCTATTGAACAACTAAAAAAATTATGACAATTGAAGACATTATGGAAATGTGGGGAGAGGACTCTCACATTGATGATAAAGATTTGGACAATGAATCATTGAAAATACCCAATCTACATCAAAAATACTTAAACATATATTCCAAAGAAAAACGTAAACTCAGTGATCTCAAAACTCATTGGAAAGTTCTTTTTCAACAACGTTGGGAAGTGGTTATTTCCAAGAACGGAAAAGCACCAGACCACAACATCAGAATATCCAAAAC